TGGGGTCTGCGTACTTGCTGTTCTTTCCGGTTTTGTAGTCAACCATGTGGGCTTTGTCGCCGTTGATGATAACAAGGTCAACGATACCCCTCCACCAAACATCCTTATCAAAGAAGCCGCAGGGTTCGTAGCCAGTATCCGTCTTCCTGACACCGAGCTTTAACTCTGTGTGCTTGTCACCTTTGATTTCCGCAAGCGACTCTACGATGGGCTTCATGTACGCAAACTTGTTCGGGATTGGTATTCCGTGTTTGACGTAATGCTCTGCCGCTTCATGGACGGCGGTCCCATAGTCAGCAGCTTCCCCCGGCTCATCCTTAACGTCCTTAACCACCTTGAGGTGGAAGTACTTCTTCGGACACTGGTCGAAGGTCTTGATGCTGCTATAGGACCACGCTGTCATGCTATCTGATTTTCCCTTGGATACGGTCAGCTACTAACGTAGCATAGCCAGCTATATCAATCCAGCTATCTAGGTGGTTTGGGTTGCCATGTACGATACGGCTTATCTTAGTCGCAATCATATCCAACGCCTGTAGCTGGTCGGGGTACAGGTGCACTTCGTTACGAGCTACCGCATTGTGCATGATGCTCTTAATTCTGACAACCGTATCCGCAGACTGCATGAACGAACCGTACTGTTCCGCCCTTGCGTCTAGCACCTTACCCACTCCACTGACTTCCGGTTCGGGTTTCGGTGTGGGCATAGGCTTACCCTTACCTTGCGAGGCTGCGAGTGCCACTTCAATAAGCGCCTCCTCGGAGAGACCTACTTCCTCAGACGAGAATGCTTCCTGCGCCGCTTTCTCCAAACCCTTCTTCAGTTTCCATACGTAGTTGTAGCTTACCGCTATACGCTCGGTGACTTCCTTGGGCGAGTAACCCTTTTTCAACAACTTTATAACGTTGTCTCCTATGACTTTCTTTCTCGTACTCATTTCATTTGCTCCTTATTTAAGATTGCCGCCGCTCTGCAAGATGTCACCACCAAACACATACGTGCCTACATGGTGTAGCTTGATGAACGGGTGGGCGTGTATTTTGCCACCGTGGTTGCGCCACAGTTCACAAAAATGGTAATCTTCGCTTAGCAGTGCCCCGCTCTCGTCGATGCTGGTAGCGAAGAACTCATGGGTCAAAGGTTTGTCGTACTCACCCGTCTCTGGGTTTTGGAACGATGATGTGCGGTATGTTGGTACGTGCGGTATCAACTCCTCGAATACCCCCCGCTTGATGAGCATGAAGCCTGTGCCGCCATGCCGCACTTCGATGCAGCCTGTCTCGTCGGTCTCTTGGTTGCCGCCACCTACCATGTTAAACACAAAGGTTCCTGCATGTGCTGCTAGGTCAGTCTTACCCGCAACGGCAGCGCGGTTGACGCTATCCCAGTTCACTTCCTTCTTAGGGTAGATACCGCATGCGATATCCTTATCGGTCAATAGCAGGTGCGCGATGGCCTCACTGTCGAAGCCAATGTCAGCGTCGATGAACATGAGATAGTCATGGTCGCTCTCAAGGAACACACGGGCCAACTCGTTACGTGCACGGGTGATGAGGCTCTCGTTGGTGATCTGACACCACGCTACGTTAACCCCGATCTCCCGCATCTTGTTCATGGTCATAAGCAGACCTTGCACATAGTTAGCTGTGCACATGCCACCATACATGGGTGTGGCAATCATCAGGCTCGGTCGTTTCTCTTCAGTCATTTGCTTCTGCTTTCTTTTTAAGTTTTGCATAGCGGCCTTCCACGGAAGCAAGCGTACGCCCCATCTGTTCCGCCATGTATGCTGGTCTTAGACCGTGCTTATAGTACTCCAGCAACTCTGCATCCATCTCCGGTGTCCATAGCTGCCTAGACCGTTTTACTATTGGCACTACTTGCCCCCTTTGAACCGACCCTTGGAGTCGCGGTCAGTCAGCCTGTGTAATTCCTTGTTCAGCCGCTCGTTCTCACGTTTGATGGTGAGTATCTCACCGTTCGCGCTACCCTTACCAAGCTGATAACTGCAATAAATCAATACAAATATGGCTACTGCTGTTATTAATACTACTAACTGGTCCATATCTATTCTCCTTCTTTCTTACGGTTGTAAATGTTGAGGCATAAACTCGAAGTATACCTTGATGCTATTACCGGAAGATAACCCGACAGCGTTGGCGCAGTCTTTCCAACTCTCGCCCTGCCTACGCATGATTGCCGCCCTGCGTAACTTAACCCCAGTCATTTCCTTTTGGTGTGTAATGCCAAACTTTGGTCGCCTACGGTTTGTCGGCCTGTCTAACCATTCTTGGTAGTCTTCAGCGGATGGCACAGCGCTGGGCGTCATGTGCATGTCGCGGTATCCTTTTATACCTTTAATCTCCATACGTTTCTCCTATCTTACTCTCGCAATTCAAGGGTAATCCCAGTGCCCACTTAGGGCGTATGCGCATGCAGATTTCTACGAACTCCTGAGCGCGTTCTGCTTCTGCTGTCGGGACAATACAGCCCACAGCGTCGTGCACCGTCATGACCACACGATACTTACGCGCAATCATCAACATCTGTTCGCCAATCACGATACGGGCGAGAGCCTGACACACGTTCTCGATGAGCTTCCCCCCGTATATGCGGTTAGGTATTAGCGCTTTGCCCCTCTTCTGGTCGTAAACCATCTCTTGCTTACCATCGGTAAACACCCACCGAAGGTTCGGGTACTTGAGGTGTAGTCCATTGGGTAGCCGGATGCCTTTGTACCCTTCAACCTGCACAACTCCGTCAAGCCCAAGTGGGGCTGTCTGGTTGTTAGCAATGGCGTCGAGCGCCTCGCCAGCCTCACGCCATAACTCTGGGATTTTAGGGTAAGTCTCCCGATAAACTCTGATGATGCGGTCGCATTCACTTTGCGGTAGGTCCACACCCATTGCCTTAAGCTGGATGCGGAACTTTTTAGGCCCCATGCCGTACCCTGCACCAAGAATGGTTGTCTTACCTACGAACCGCTGGTCCTTGGTCACAGCCTCGCGGTCAACACCATATATGGAGGAGGCCATAATCTTATAAACGTCCTCGCCTTTTTCGAAGGCGTCAACAAGGTCGTTCTGCCCTGCCAACCACGCAAGTGTACGCGCTTCAATCTGCGAGGAGTCGCTATCAACAAGCAGGTGGTTTGGAGGTGCGTAGATGCAGTCTTTGAGGGGCGAGCTGCGGGGCAGGTTCTGCATGTTCACCTTATCGTCCCCACCCCAGCGTCCAGTGTGTGCTGCATAGTAGCGCAGGGGGATGGGTAGCGGCCCCCGTGTCGAGATGCCCATGAACCGTTCGGTCCTTGTCTCTTCCAGCGTAGACTTTACACCTAGCCGCGCAGCAACAAGCGCCTGAACTCGTGGGTCTTCATGCTCAAGTAGAGCCTTGAACTCCTCGTCACTCTTAGCAAAGGCATAGGTTTCTTTACCTGTAGCGGGGCTAATCTTCATCGGTGGCGCTACACCTAGTTCGGTCAATATTTCTGCAAACTTTGGATTGCTCATCAACTGTTCGCGGTCAGCGTTTATCTGCTCCATCAGCTGTACTTTGGCTTCACGCACCTTACTAAGATGCTCGACCAGTGGGTAGTAAGCTACCCCTAACGTGGGTTCAGTGAACATGCGTAGCGTCAAGTCTATGAGCCGCAGTTCAGTCACAGGAAAGTCCACCGCAAGGCACTCGAAAAGCTTATAGGTAAGCTCCGTGTCGTTCACACAATACTCTGCATAACGGGATAGCTCGTCTGACGTGAAGTCCAGTCGGCCTTTACCAAGGGCGTTTATGACCTCGTTGCCCTTCACCCCTAGCTTATAATGCTCGGCTAAAGCTTTTAGGCTGCCACCCACAGATGTGCCATGTTTGGCACGGGCCATAGACAGCGTATCCACTATGCGCTTGGGTCGGATGTCGAATATCCAGTTAAGAATAGCCATGTCGAACACAGCGTTGTGCGCTACGGCGGTCGCCTCGTCCCACGCAAATTGCGAAAGCCACTTCTTTGTAGCTTCCTTCGGGCCGGAGAACCATTGCGCTGGTCCATCGTCTGTCTTTACTGATACGCCGATAACCTCAAACAACTCATCACGGATATACTCCTCCGTTGTTACCTTGGAGAGCGAGTAGGTCCGGTCGTAATAGGTCTCGAAGTCGATTGTAAGTATCGTCATTAGCGTACCCTTGTTACATGAATGGTGTCGCCCACAGCGCGGGTTATGTAGTAGCGCTCTGACCGTATGTTTTGGTTATGCGCAGCGCGGCGGATTAGGTCTCTGTCCCGCTTCGCTGGTGTATCGAATATCTTAACCTCGCCCACCGCCATCGCGTTGAGGCCGTACTTCGACTTGCGCACGTTAGAACCGAATGTCATCAATATTCCAATCATAAATGTCCCAGCCGAAATTATCGAACAGGAATTGGCGCAGGGTCATTTGCTTTCCTATTTCGCTTGCAGCATCATCGTTAACGACACACCGCCTCGCCACACCTGTAGTGAGAACACGATTGCCGCATCGCCGTTGTCAAAGAGCTTCGTCATTATCCGAAACGAAAACACTTTCGGTAAATGCAAATGCACTACAGACCGTAGGTTATCCATTACCCTTCTCCAGCATCCGCTTCTCAAAGAACGCA